TATATATATAAGAGTAGACCTTATCATAGACAATATACACGTGTGTAATCGTGAAGCGAATTTATGCTGTTTTTCGGGTGTAAGTCCAGGCTATTGAACCTTCGCGCCATTCCTTGATAATTCTGTCGTATAACGGCCTATTGTTCATGTGTTCGGGTTTAGGCCAATCATAGGGCCATACATCAGCATTATAGGCATCTATCAACATTCGCTTGCATTTGGCATAACATACTTCCTTGACACCAGCCATTTCCATAATCTCATGTTCAGTATATCTTGGACGAAATATGTCATAAGGGCTGATCTTTCTGAATTGAGTGCTGTTCTCCGCTATCAAACGCATTACTTTTTCGTAGTCCGCAGGTGTTTTACCAACATGGACACCTCGCTTCTTTGCCTCTGCAATCCCTTGTTTGACAAGATAGTTGTGATGGTCTGTACCTTTTTGCTTATGCCATTTCTGATGACAAACAGCGCATAAAACTATGATATTTGACGGTTCATCTTTCCCGCCAAGCACTACAGGCACTAAATGATGATACTGTAAGTCATTCTCATTTCCACAGGCAGCGCAAAAGTGATACTTCGCATCTTTGATCCATTGCGGTACAGTTCTACTCACATTATTCACCTCGATTTTTTGACTTTTCGGGAACTGAGGGATTAACCCGGCTCAATTTGCCCTATCCCTATACTCCCCCATGGGTATACCCATGCTTGTAAAGCTATTATACTTGACATGGCCCGTTTAGTCAATATCTATTCGCTAAACTCATAGTTTTGCGCATAGATACAGCCTATTTCAATAGCCTATGCCTATATCCCTGCCATATGATATAGCCTATTCCTATTATACACGGAATATGCAGGGAATATACAGGATATACATGGTTTTATGCACTATTACATCTAGTATTGAATACCATTATACATAGTATTTGATACTATTTTGAATAATCGTTGTAACCATGGAAGTTACCTCGTCCCTCTCCCACGAACACATTACCTATTATGTCCGTCCAGTACGGACACAGCATATATAAATACTACCTATGGTGTACATACATGTACTAAAAGAGTACACCAATAGTATTAGAATACTACCTATGGTGTAGATATATAGTATTATATTATAATATATAGCATAGTCATATATAGGCATTAAAAGGCCATATAAGGCGGTTTACTCTGTACATGATAGAAATATAGGGCAAACAGCTAAAACGGCTGTAAAGGGCATTTACGGCGGTTATAGCATAGCCTGGACCTGGACAAATGAAAAGCCCCCGGACGTTGCCGAGGGCGGTTGTTATTCGTCGGGGGTTGTATGATCGGGCGGGGCGGGTTTATCGTCGGGTGTATATCTCATAATGTCCATTGGTTTACAACGCAAGGCATTGCATAGCGCGTTGATTGTATCAGTTGAAACGCCGTCGCCCCGTTTCAACCTGGACAACGTGCCGCCGCCTATAATCCGATCCTGGACTAATGACGTATATGTGCGTCGGCGTTTACGCAGGATATTGTCAAGCGGTGAAAAGTCTATCATACTATTAACCCCCTTATACAATTATTTGATTATATTGTATACCAATATCGGTATTATGTCAAGGGGTATATAAGAACCAATATTTGTATACAAATTGCACAAAAATAATTCCAATATTTGTATATATCAAATTCCAATAATGGTATTGACAATATACCAATATTGGTGTATTATAATAACTGTCAAGAAGACATGAACCTTGCGACATGGCAGGTGCGCAAAGTGATTTTGGTTCCAGTATGGTTCAGATTTGATCCCTGACCTTAGAACCTTTCATCGAGAACGCGGTAAATGAGAATTGAGAAACAGCCTGCATATAACAACGTTAGAAGGGAGAACAAGATGACAAAACGAGCAAAATTCCTTTATCGTAACAGTGATGGTTCACTCGAATACAGCTACAATGGTCATCAGTATTCCATAAACCCGAACCTGTACACGAGTACAGCACAGCAGCACAGGCAGGAGCAAAGTAGAATTGACGAAACGATAAATCTTGAGCAGCAAATAGCTGAACGCGAAGCTAACAAGAAATACCGTTATGAGGATACCGCAGAATACGGTTTCGAGCAATTCTGGAAAATGGTTAATGAATAAATTTGAATAACAAGGAGGCGCAACCCATGAAGCAGAACGGGAAATTTTGGTTAACCGTACAGGAGAAGGACAGCAGCGGAAAAACCTTCGCCTATGTTGTGGAAATCAGCAGCAGCGAGAACATTTTTCACAGCCTGGCGCGAATCAAAAACGCTGATTTTGGGAGCATCTTCACGACCCGCAAAAAGGCGGCAGAGGTTGCGGCATTTTGGAATGATTGCGCCGCGCGTAACGGCGTTTACAAGTTCGAATAATTGGAGGCAACAACGATGTATCAGACATGGGACACCCCCGAAATCACCTATTCCCGCCTCTATGCGGATATGCTGAACCAGATTCACGTCTTGATCGCGGGCAGCACGGGCAGCGGAAAAAGCACCGTTGTAAACGGCATGATACACGCCGCCCTCCGTAACAGTCCCGCCGAAGTGGGTCTAATCCTCATCGACCCGAAAGGCTGCGAGTTAGGCGAATATGCCGCCCTCCCCCATGTCATCGACTATGCGAACAGGCCGCAGGACATCCCGCGCGCCCTCCGTGGGGCCGTCGATCTCATGCATTGCCGACTTGCGGATATGAAGCGGCGCCGCCTCCGTGAATATGACGGCTCCGATGTGTATGTCATCATTGACGAACTCATGCCGATCATGACCCGCCCGGACATTAAACGCGCGTGTTATTCCTCGCTGCTTGACCTGCTGGCCCTGGCCCGCGCCGCCCGTGTCCATGTCGTAGCCTGTACACAGTCCCCTGTCGCCGCCGTCATCCCGACCCCTATCAAATGCAATTTTGACGCAAGGTTGGCGCTGCGGACGGTTTCGGCACAAGACAGTCGTAACATCATCGGCGCGAAGGGTTGCGAGGCCCTGCCGAACCCCGTCATAGACCACCGCGCCGAGGGGTATTACATGCGCGGCCCGGAGATCACCCGCTACCTGTTACCCCGCGTCGAAGATGCAGAGCGCCGCCGCGTGATCGAGTATTGGGAGAAGGCCCGCCCCCGCCGTCACCTGTTCAAGCCCGCTGTTTGAAGCGGGCTTTTTTCATGCCCTCATTACAGCCCTGGACGGCCCTTTACAGCCGCCGCGCCCCTGGACATTGCCAACTATACACCCGCGCCCCCGCAAGCGGTTTAAACGCCCTTGCAGGGGCTTTTATAGCGCCCCTGGACTATAGCGCAACCCCCGCAAATATACCCGTATACGGTTATAACGTCGTATAACGCCCGTAAAGCCCCTTTACAGCGCGTTTATTTTTACCCTAACATGGTATAGGGTAGACGGGTAAAGCCGCTAAAAAGCCCCTTTACGGGGCTGTAATAGCGTTTACACGGTTGTTGGTTGCGTTGCACATGGCAATATGGAAGGGGCCGCGGGGCATTGTCTACCTGTTAGCGGGTATTAACATGGTATTGAAAACCAGATTACATCATATCTGAAACGGGAACAAGCCCACCTATCTGCTCGACTTTGGCTGGGCCTCCCGTTCTGCGCCGTTCTGCGAATTTTTGAAAAAATTTTTCCGTTCTGCGAAAAAACAGGGCGCGTTCTGCGCCCCGTTCTGTGTTATTCCTGTTCTACATATCGCGTCCATATCCTGCAACGCTTTTCTGCCATCATCCGGGCGCATGAAATCTCCTTCTGTACCGTGATACTCGGAACACTGTTCAGATTGAAGTCCATCAGGATATGCAGCCCCGTGGCTTGATCCATGCCAACGGCGTACTCATCCGCACTTGCAATCACCTGTTCTGCAACCGCCCGGATGCTTTCTGCGACATTCTTCTGTATTTCCTCGGATGTTCTGTTCGCTACAATCATTATTCTCCCTCCGTTTTCCGCTGCCGCAAAACCAGTTTCGATCCGTTGCGATCTCCTGACACGGTAACCATCCAGTTGATGCGCCGATTTCTGCATACCAATACTTGCACTCGCCACAACGGACAACCTCAACAGCGGGCGCGGCATTAACAAGCTCGTTGATCTCACACCTATCAGGCAAGGAAGGAAACTTTTTTCTGACAGCCTGTTTCAACTGTTCTGCATCAATCAGTCGCATTATCGTTCCTCCGTTTCCTCATCGTCTTTCTTAAAGATCGCGTCCAACAGCTTTTTTGCGTCGGTGTTCGTCATGGCGTACAGGTACAGCGGTTCAACCTTGACTTCCAAATCCCAGTTCTGCGACAAATACCCGGCCACAGTGGTCGCGGCGAAGTGGTCATCATAGGTGTTCGCCAGCCTGATCTTGCTGCAAAACACGGGCTGTTCGTCGCCGTCATCGTTCATCACGCCGCACATCTTGCGGAAAAACACGTTCTGTCCGTTGTCGTTGCCGACAATAACGTACTTGTCGCGCATCCATTCCTTGCACATCTCGTCGTGCATTTCCCGGATTTCATCAGGTGTTTCAGCCGCCGCGATTTCCCCGGCCATGACCTCGGCCATGATGCGGTGGTATGCGTCAATCCTCGCCATGTCGGTTTCGGGCAGGTGAATCTTACCGTCCTCGTCCCGTTCGTACCTGTCGTAAATGTCCTTGCACAGATTGTAACGCAGATGGTCAAAGTCGCCCAGTGCAATGTACCGCTTGCCGTTGATAACAGTCTTTTTCATGTTGTACCTCCAATTCTTTTTTGCGAAGGGGGTAGCGATTTGTTACCCCCCCTTCATGTTCCTATGCCTGTTTAGGGGCTGTTTTTATAACTCCTACACATACTAAAAGGGATTTTGGGCGCGTTTTTCCGAAAAATACCATGTTAATTATTTGTATCGTCCACAAACTCCGTTTCCACCGTCTTTCCGTCCCCCAGATACCGCTTGGCAATCTCGTCCGCAGACAATTCCTCTTTCTGCGTTCCCGTGGTGATAACAATATCCTGCTGCTCCTTATAGTGGAACATGGATTTGAGCAGGAACATACCGCCGACCATAGCTTTAGGATTGTCCTGCACCTGGGTAACAAGGCTTTCTTCGATGACGCTCAATGCCCTCTGGATAACCTCAACCACTTCGCCGCTGCCCCATTCCCCGTTCTTCCACTTTTGAATCGTCCCCACGCTCACACCCAGCCAGTTCCCCAACCCAACCATGTTCGGTGGTTTGTTGTTCATCTCGCAGAAATCGAAGTATTCATCAATCCGATGCTCCACCTCATGCGGATTTTTGATGTTGATGGGCGGGAGATTGATGCTCACACGGGCATTGCGAAGGGACACGCCATAATAGCCATCCGAGGAACCGTCACGGGGTTTCCAGTAGTCAGGAATACCGAGTTCCTTCTTGGTCTTGTGCGGATTGTCTGCGATCAACTGCTTGTACTCCTTGTCCCGTTCTGCGAACTTGTCATCCCAAGCTTTCTTGTTTGATGCTCTCATCTCAGGCGACCACGGGCCAGCTTGCCCGTCCCGGTAACGCTTGCCCTTCTTCACGCGCTTGCGCTGTTGGTAGGCGGTTTCCTGCCGCCGTTCCTCAATGGCGCGTTCCTCCCGCTTCTTCGCGGCGCGTTCCTTTGCGGCCTGTCTCTGCTCCTCCGTCCACGGAGGCCTACCGCGCTTGCGTTTCTCGGTTTGTTCTTCCATGCTACACCCCTCCTACTCGCACACCTCATCCTTCTTGCGCTTCCTGGACTTCACAGGTACAGACGCGAAGAAGAACTCCCCGGCATGAATCGCATACTCTGGATGCCCACCGATGCACTCATACTTCACGCCCTTCTGCTCCATCGCCCACTGTGCCCGTTCCTCTGTAGTGGTGGCCCGGACTATATCCTTGCCCGCCATCATCAGATAGTCAACCTTTCCGTCCTGCACATTCAGTTTGTAGTTCATGCTATCCCTCCTTCGGCTCAATCGGCTTCTTATCCCTAAACTTGTGCTTGCGGTTTTCCTCGCACCATTTACAAGTGCCGTGGTTGCGGCAAGTACAGTCAAAGGATTTTGACCCGTAATATGGCTTGCGTTTCTCTTTGCCGTGTTCTATCGCCTTGTCAAGTGCCACGGTCAGCCTCCTTCGGCTTCTGCCATGCCCACGTCGTTACTGTTACAGGCAGATGATTGATGCACGCGGTCATTTGGCAATAACCGTTTACTGTCGCATATTCGCATACCTTTCCAGTTTTACGACAAATATGTCCGATGACTACCATGTTATCCCTCCTTCGGCTCAATCCCTCAACCACCAATTCAACAGTCTGCCTATAAACTCAAACCCCAACAACACCCATACGATAGGCGGGATATGCAACCCGTTGTCAAGGGCTATCCAAAGTGCAACTAACATATGTCCTCCTTTGGCCCCAGTCCCAGCTTCTGCGCGATTTCGGCGGGGATTGTGCGCGTCAACGCAAGCCGCATTCCATTAACCTCAACAGGGTCTAAGCCCGTTATACTCCTGATGTACTCTCCCCACGTCGGATAAACCGGCTCCGGGTGTTCTGCGGCCCATGACATGACGTGTTTTTCAATCTGTTCTGCATATTGAGCGTTGTCCTTTGCGTAACTGTTGCAAGAGCCGTTAATTTCAAACGGACAACCGTCACAGTCATCATTATGGTTTTCGGTATATCCCTTGCAGTAACGGCCCCACTGCCGCATCACTTCCTGAAATTCAGCCATCTTGCGCCTCCTGTTCCTTCTGCCACGCATCAAGCAAATAGCGGATAATATTTTCAGCCCAATGGTCACCATCTATCGCCGCCCAGTGTTTGCGCTCACGCATCCACTCCACCGGGATAGCGTCGATGGTGGGGGCTACATCTTCATCAAGGAAGTATTCTATCGTATCTCCAATGTCGCAAGCACGGCAAGGCGCATCCCCTATTTCATAGCAAAATCGTATTTTCCCATTCTTCATTCCCTTTCGCCTATCACAGTTCGCACATCGAAAACCACGTAGATATTGCACAACAGCGTCAGCGTCAATCAGTCTCATCCTCATCCCTCCGTTCGCCGTCCGCGCAGTAAAACCGGCACGGGTCAAGCGCCAGCACATCCACGTCAAAATCGAATCGGTCACAGTACCACGCGCTCTCGCCGTCATACGGAGTCAGCGGGTCGCTCTCCACGCTGAAGCAATGCACACAGTCCCTGCACCGCACCACCAGCGCAGCGTTCACGGCGTTAACATCCTCCACGGCGTTAATGGCGTCATACACACCGCCCAGCCAGTCCTCGCTGTTTGCCGGGTTCTGACAAAGGTTCTTGATGTACTCGGCATCTTGAAACGCCGTTACGCTCACGATTGCATCAATCGCTGCCGCCCTCGAAATCAGGTCAGCCATCTCATATCCTCCTAACTGGGCTTATACATCATCGGTTCTTCCCCGTACAGCTTTGCCAACGCAGCGTAGATATTGCTCATCAGTTCTAAATAGTCCAGTTCATTCATGCCCTTCGGAATGTCGGTATTGCTGATAGCGTGCTTGATTTCAAACTTCGTCGGTTCGCTGTCAACGCTCAATGGACACCACTCAGGGCGGTCACTGTCAGGGCACATTCCATCCTGCTCTGACGGCATGACGGTACACCAACCGCCATAACACAGGTAGCACTCGTGGCAGTTCTTTGGCATCCGCGCCATGTCAGAATCAATTATCAACCTCATTCGGCTTACCTCCATCCCACAAATGGCAATACCCGTCCATCGGCAGCGCGTATTCATTCTCTATCGGGCAATCGCAATCCCTGCGTCTACACGTCGCGCAGGTATGCACCCCAACCTGTTTCGCCCACTCCACATAATCCTTCGTTCTGTCTTTCAGCAGTTCCAGTGCATCACGCATGAGGTTGTCTATGCAATATCCAACTCCGTTGCCGCCGAGATATGGACAACCTTCTTTGATGCAGCGTTCTATAGTACCGTCAAACGTACATAGTTCCAACGCGCGTATAACGTTCCATCTATTATCCATCCCACCGCACCTTCTTCCCGCACTTCCCACAATACTTCCACGTTTGCACGCTCTCCCCGGTCAGCGGGTGCACGAACCCCACCGTGTACATCCCGCAGTTGCCGCAGACGTAGTTCCCGCCAGACTGTAGTTTCGGGGCCACCGGCTCCTGTTCGCGTAGCAGCGTGAGGGCATCTTCAATGATTTGTTTATAGCAACCGTTCACACGCTCATACGGACAGGTTTTGCAATCGCAATCATGAACAGCCACCCACCCGTAATTTTCATGTAGTTTTTTTAGCCCCCGGATAACCTCTTCCCGCGTCATGCTTTCCCCTCCTTCGTGCTTGAATAATATCGGCTGCGTTTACGCACCTTCGTCTTGTACACCCTTCCCTTGTTCAGCGTGTCCACCCGCTTCTCGCAGTCCTCCACGGAGAACTCATGCGGGTAGCGCGTCCGCAATTTCTGAATGTTTGCCTTGGCGATGTCCTCCAACTGCCAGCCGTATACGTCGCAGAGTTCAGCCAATCCCCAAAGCACATCTCCAATCTCCAACCGCAAGGCCGTGTCATCCATCGGATGCCCTTGGTGTACCTTTTGATGCAAGCCCAACACCTCGCCGATCTCGGCCCCAAGCAGGAACAGCGCGTGTTCCCGTGTCGCCCACAGCGGCAGGTCCTTCCTCTGCGTTCGTCGCGCTTCGTATTGGTATTCATCAAAGTCCATTGTATTTAATCCTCCCTGCCGTCATTGCTTCCTCCAACGTCATGCCATACCTGTACATCCGCTGATATAGCGTCATGTATTTAATACCGCTGATTTCAGCCCACTCGTTCAGCGTGTGCGTAACCCCGCCGATCTCGTGGTATTTGTGCGCCTGATAAGGCCGCTTCTCCCGCTTCTTTCGGCCTTCCTTCGGTTTCGCTTCCCGTAGATGCGGGATGCCGAGTATGTCCCGCACCAGATTCTTGCAGTCGTTGCACAGGCCGTCGCAATCGTTACGAGTGCAATTCAGACACAGTTCTCGCACCAGTGGATCGTCAAGATAATTCTCATACTTGATTTTTACCCCTGACATTTTTGGCCTCACGTTCCAGTCGCTTAATGATCTTGTACTTACGGGTGCTGTCTCGCCGCATCTCAATGCACCTCTGGCAGCGTTTACGCCCGTTCTCGGTAGGTGCCCCGCAGTCTATACATAATCCTGCGTCAATCCGCCGCTGCCGTTTCTCGCGCCTTTTCGCGCCATCCGGGTCATATCTTTTAGACCGCGCCCGTTCGCTCTGTAGACACTGCTTACAAAGAGTGTGCCCCGCCTCGGCCCATCGTACCCCGCACCGTATGCACTTCCCTTCTTCCTTGCGCTTGTCCGCAAGTGCCTTTTGGGACTGCGCATTTCGGGCGCTGTACTTCAATGCCTTTGCCCTGCATTCCGGGCACGTTTTTCGCCCATCATCGGCGAGTTCACCGCCGCACCGGGAGCACCGACCAGCAGCGATCCAGCGTTGCTTTTTAGCGGCCTTTCTGTCACACTCACGGATTGCACATTCCCGGCATCTGTGCGTCCCAGGCTCAACCGGCCTTTTGCCGCCGCACATCGGGCATCTGTCGTTACGCAGATAATACTCACGATTGGCCTTTGCGTCATACATCAGCGCAACACCCGCCCATACATCAGCGCATCCAGCATCGCCATGGCCTCCCCCGGTCTGCCGTCCTTAATCATCTCCCGCATCTGTTTAAGCTGGTCGGTTGTTATCCTGTCCTCCAGATATGCCTTGCGGAGCGACGCATACTCCTGCCGGTAGCGGGAATAGTGCGCGGCCTCCTCCTTCACCGTCATAATGTCACTCATGCTCACGCCTCCCTGTCAAAACTCCATTCTTACCTGTGCTGTTTCCCTGTCCAGTCGTTCCTTCGCCGCCTTGTAATACACGGGGTCGATCTCAAAGCCCCAGTATTCCAACCCTGCGCGGTGACAGGCAATCAGGCTTGATGCGCTGCCAACGTGGGTGTCGAGTATCTTCATACCGGATTTTGCGTACTTTGACAGCAGCCATGTGTAAAGTGCAACAGGTTTCTGTGTGGGATGGCATTTCAATTCCTTCTGTTTCATGTTGCCCTGAAGCATACCGTCCCACATATACCGGAATATCCGTGCCGCACAGTCGAACGATGTCCACGCCAGTTCACAATCCGCATAACTTCGTTCCGCTTGATGCTGCTTGTCCCAGACGACCCATCCCTGTGAATCCTTGCCTATTTCTGCCGCAAAGTAATTCCCGCCCCACACGATTTGGTTCTTGCTCACCCGAAACAATTCATCGAAATAGCTTTTCCCGGTTTTCTCTTTCTGCCAAAGCGCCAGATGATAGTCCTGATGCTTCGCGGTTCCACCGTTGATCTTGTTGCTCATGTACCCACCCTGTGTCACGTCGCCGTAAATAGGATCAACAATCGCAAGGTCAAAGAATCCGTCAGGAAACTGTTTCATGGCTTCCATGCAATCCATGTTGTAAAAGCCGCTGTCCATTCACGCCTCCCTGTTTATCGCGCTCAGCCTGTCATACGCCGCGCCGATAGCCTCCCACAGCAGTGCCCAGCCCAGCAGCAGCGCACCGCGCACCGGCCCCGGTTGCCGCACGGCGTATTTGACCGCCAGCCCGTCCCGTACCTCCTGCCACGCCATGCTCTCGGCGTACTCCCTCACGCCCTCGCGGGCATCCTGCCGCGCTTTCTCGGCCTTGATCTCGGCAAGTTCGGCCTTGACCGCCGCCAGTTCGTCGCTGTCCAGCGGAATCACCTGCCGCGTCATGTTCTCCACTAACGCCCCCGCCATGGGCTGCGCCATGCTCTGGTCGCCGTGGGTGACTATTACCAACGCCCTACTCATTTTCGTCTACCTCCACGAACTCACCGTCCTCCAGCGTGTACCATGTATCTGGTTTCAGCGTGATACCGTCAACCACAGCGGCCTTGCAGCCGGTAATCTTGTATTCGCTGCCTACCCACTCGCGCGTCGCAAGCGCGATCAGCGAACCCATGCCCGCCTTGGCTTTACTGTTAAAGGCAGCGAGTACGGAGTCTTTACCTGCACTCAACGATGACCTGTTCTGTGCACTCAACGATGACAAGTTCTGCGCACTCAACGATGACAAGTTCTGCGCACTCAACGATGACCAGTCCTGCGCACTCAACGATGACCTGTTCTGTGCACTCAACGATGACAAGTTCTGCGCACTCAACGATGACCCGTTCTGCGCACTCAACGATGACAAGTTCTGCGCACTCAACGATGACCTGTTCTGCGCTGACAAATTAGCATAATCCTTCCCCTGTTTCTCGCATACGGTATGCTCCTTCACATACTCGAAATGTGCCTTGCAGATATGCGCCACATCCAGCCTTGCGCCGATCTTAATGCGCTTTCCTACGCGCTTTGAATCGTCGCCCGAAGTATCGTCCGTGGCATCCAGTTCGACCTCATGGTACACGCTGTTGCCGGGATTGTAGTAGCTGAAGCAGTCCAGCGGATTCTCGCACGCATGAAACCCGCTGCTACACAGCTCAGCCGTGTCCGTGGTGTACTCATTGCCCTCCTCGTACTGGAAACCCCGGCACGTCATATCCTTGTTGAAACCCTTGTATGCTTTCATCTCTCACGCCTCCTTGCTCATATGCGCCCCGCAGGCGCACCGCTTGAAGTCGTTGGGATCGTGCTTGACCACGTGCCCGCACACGCTGCACCGCCAGCGGGCCTTGCCCTCTTCGTTCGTATAGTATTTCCACACGCCGAACTTTGCCTCTTTTTCCACCTCTAATGCCTCCTTCTCTCCTTCGCGGATTCCGTATGCCATGCCCTTCTCTTACGCTTGCCCTGTTCGGCTAAAAAATTGTCCGCCGCCATCGTCTGCCCCTTGGCCTTGAACTCAGCTTCCTTCTCGGCCTTGTGGATTTCCGTCCATTCGATCCATTTCTCGCACCCGGTCTTACATCCAACGCACCTGTTCGGGCAGTCATGTCCATCTTTGTAACACGGGTTCTGAGTTCTCATTCCACATAGCCCTCACTGAAATGTCTCATAGCATAACAGGCCAAAAGGGTGCTTTCCGCAAGGCCATCCGATTCCGTCCTGCAACGCTCCGTTCGCTTCAAGTCCAACTCCGGGAACAGCTTGCGGCAGGTTTCAATGGACGCTTTCTTGTCTTTCCCGATCAGGCTAAACTCCTTCTTCCATTTCGCGGGAGGGATAAGCTGATAGGGAATCCCCAGCGCGGAAAGCACACCCTCGATGTACCCGGCGTTCTTGCCGAAGTTGAACATGGATGTTACGCCTTGCCCCGGCATGGCCCCGACCTTCTCCACCGCTGCCACGATGCCGTTACCCATCCGGGACAGCGCTTGCATCTCCGCCACGAAGAACGTATCGTCCCACGGATAAGCGAACACCGCCTGTCCTGTCTCGCTGGTGGATATGACGGCATACCCGCCACGCTGTCCGGGGTCAACGCCTATGTAGATCACTCGTCATCCCCTCCAAAACACGCCGCCAGAAACGTGAACAGGCCCAGAATCACCCCGCAGCACAGCAGGAACACGAACGCCGCGAAAAAAGCAGTTACCCCGATCTTCGCGCCAGCCGCGCACCACTCAAAAAATGTCATCCGTCAATTCCTCCTTTTGTTCCAGAAACGCACCCATCGGGTTCTTCGCCCCCAGCTTCTTCCTCACGCTCTCCTCTGGCATCTCCACCAGTTCGGTCATCCTTGTTATCCTGTCGATGATCCGCTCGTCGTAGGCCAACTCATGGGGCTTATGGTTCGACGTGAAGATCGTTGGCTTGCATTGGCTCAAACGATAGTCCAGTATCGAGTACATAGTTTCGTTCACCCAAGCACTCTGTTTCTCTACGCCTATGTCATCCAGTATCAGCACTTCGGCGTTTCGGCAGGTATTGATGATGTCAGCGGACGAAGTGCTGCTCTCCCGGTCATACCCCGCTTTAATCTCCTGCAACAGATTGACCATGCCGTACCACCGCACCCTGTGGCCCCGCTTCGACAGTTCATTCCCCAGAATCGTGGAGATGAACGTCTTGCCGCTGCCGCGCTCCTTGGAGTAGAAGTACAGACCGCCGCCTCCGTACTGACTTACGATCATGGCGTACCTGTCAATGTACTTCGTCACTACGTCCAGCGCCCTTTGCGCCTTTTCCTGATTTGCCCCGAAGCTGTACAGCCGTACTGAAAATCGGTCAAGGGTTCGCCCGTCAAAGTAACTGGGATAGGTGCTGACCACCACATCGTCCCCAAACAGCCTGTCCTTCTCGGCCCAGAACACCGGTGCTCCCGTCGTTTCGCTCCGAACCAGATGCACCCCGTGGGCCTCGTCCCATCTGCGGATGCTGTTGTCCGTGCCAAAATACTTCGTCCAGTAGTCCCGTGTATCACATGAAAGCGTCCCGTCCGTTTTGAGCGTAGATGCGGTCAATCTCTGCCCGTTCCTCGTCGGTGAGGACGATTGGATCAGGTTCCCGATGCTCTGCAACCTCCGTTACACCCCCTTCGTCCTCCCACCGCTTGTTATGCAGATAGGTAGTAGCCAACAGGATATATCGCTTTTGAGTTTTGTACCACGCTCCGCCAACTTCCAATCTCCTGCGAATATCAGCGATTATTATCTGTTGCAATTCCTTACTCGGATTCAGTGCTTTCCATGCCATAAAAGCCTTGCGCTTATCATCGCCTCGCGGATATACAGCCCAGAAAGCATTGAACTCGTCATCGTAAACAGATGTATTCTTATCTGGTTTAGAATATGGATTTAAATCTGTAGTTTTAGTATCTGGTATTGGTCTGACATTTGTGTCGCTTCGATTTGACATTTCCGACAAATCGACACGACGTTCCTGCATAATCGACCAGCCCTTGTCTGTAAGCGCATACCATAGGGATTTATCCCAGACATTCTTGTTATAGCACCCGGTTTTTATGACCCCATCAGCTATCAACTTATCGAGTGCTGTCTTGATCTGCCGTTCACTAAAATACGGGAAAATCTCCGTAAACGCGCTCCTGCTGTTGTACGTCCAATAACTTCCATCGAAGTAATTGTGCTTGTTTGCCTTGTTTTTCTGACACCAGAAGTAGATGTTATTGAGAAGGATCGCAGCGTTCACGCCATACTTCACGGCAATATCAACCTCAAAACTGTGGCCCATTTTTTCACCACCCCTCGTCCTCTTCTTCCTCTTCCTCTTCCTCTTCATCCTCTGCCGCCCATCCCGCCTCCGTTCCGTCCTCCAGCTTTTCGTAGGGGCAGAACGGAGCGGGACAATGGTAGCAATCCGTGAAGATGTCACAGTAATGCAGCACCATAGGCTTAGAAGGGAAGGTCAGGAGGCGTTTCAACTTCCGTGAATCCCTGTGCCGCCATATCGCCGGGGCGGGGCTTGTACTCCTTTTTCTTGGGCGGGTCGATACCTTCCCTGACCCTCGCCACGCTCACGGCGTAGCAAGCCTTTACGGAGGTATGCACCTTGCCGTCGTTCCCCATGTATTCCTCTTCCCCGAAGTTGAAGCCGATGGTCTTGCCTTTCATCGTGTTCACGTCGCAGGTAGCCTTGAAGCTGTAGCCGGGGTTGCTCTCCTCAATCGCCGTTATCAGGCCCTTGAAGAACCCGCTGGTCTTGCCGTCGCTGGTAAGTACGCCGGTTCGGAACATCCCGCCGTTGGGCCACTTGGCATCTGCCATCTGCGCCCTCATGGAATTGAACCGATCTTGGAACCGTCCGTCGAACTCGCCGCCCTCGGCAATGTCGAAAGCGACTTCCACCATGTCGTTGCCGTTGCGGGATTTCGTTTCCCGCGCACCTATGATCTTGCAGATGTGCCCGCCTACCGGCAGCGGGGTAAAGCCTCCGTTGCCGTCATAGGCTTTGGCATTGTCAAAGTCGTTGGGAAGAATCAATGTTATATACCTCCTTAAAACTCTTTCAGCACGTCCAGGACGGCTTGCATATCGTTGGGAATTTCTGCCTGTTCAAACGCCCCCATAGGGGTTTTGCAGGTGTTCTTGTTGGTCTGGGTTTCAAATACGTACCCGTCAGCGGTGCGCTTTGACAGCAGGACCGTCGAGAAATACTTCTCCAGACCGATCTTGTTCAGCTTCTTGCCGTTGGTCAGTATGCGAGTGAAGCGTTCCCCGGTAGTATCGTCGATCTCCGTCTGCGTATGGGCGATGATAATGACGTTCATATCGTCCCGCAGTTCATTGGCAAGGATGCAGATATCGTACACGCTCCAGGCCAGATCAGCCCACTTGTCGTAATTCTTCTCTGCCATCCTGCGCCGCTCGTCCGCGATCATCACGGAGTTGATGGTGTCGATGACGATGTTCTTCACCTTCGGGGCCTTTTCGCTGATGTTCTGCATCAGCATTTGGATGGTGTCCTGCACCGTGGTTTTGTAGTAGTTCTTCTTCTCGGTGCTGTACTGCTGCCGCCAGCCCTTCCATGACAGCCCCTTGCCGTCACAGTCGATGTAGTAGGTTTCCTCCGGGTTGAGGGTGCGCATGGCGGTGGTCTTGCCGCTGCCGCTCTCACCCATCACGACGATGCCCCTGCTCACTCTTCTTCCCCCTTCTCGTCACCGTACAGCACTTTCAGTACGTCGCGCAGCTTGTAGTCATCCAGACCGGCAACCAGCTTGTCCACCATTACCGCGATGGTAGAAGCCCTCACCAAATCGGCGTACTCCCACGTCGGGATCGTGACCATCGTTACCTTCGCAATGGGATTCTGATACTTCTTACTCATGGGCTTAAACCTCCTTATCTAAACCGTATGCCCTGTTCCTGTTTGAACTCTACGCCCTCAAATACTTCCCCGGTTTCCTTGTACCGCTTGATAAGCGAGGGCTTGTCCACCTTGTCGGGTTGCGGGGTTCGGAACTCCATCGGGACCTTCGTCCAGTCCGTAACATCCGCACTCACGGGGTTCATCTGCACCCGCCACTTGCCTATCGAGGTCTTGATCTCCGTCTGCCCCGTCAGCTTCATGCTGTCCAGCAGGGCCGCTTTCAGTCTCGCCACCATGTTCTCCGCAGCCTGTTTCCGCTTGGTCAGCCGGTCCGCTTCGGCCTTGAACGCCTTGGCCTCCTCCTCCTTCATGCGGATAACCCTTGCGTAGTTCTCAGCCTTATCATTGATTTCTTCGCCAGCACTCGCCAGCATAGACAGTAGTTCCTCGCGTTCCTCGTCGGTTTCCGCTGCGTCGTATGCGTCAAGGATCGTCGCATACCCAGCGGACAGTTCATACAAATTAGCCATATCTCCCTCCCGTTGAAATCGTACCGGGGTATTTATCCGCCCCCCGGAGGCGGCACGGCCATATATGGCACTTGGTGGAGGCTGCGGGAATCGAACCCGCCGCAATGCCTGTGCCTCCATGTCGGCGGGGCTAACCCATCTGCCCCGCCGCTGATATGTTATCCACGTTCAAGCATCACATGTGCAATGGCAACACTCCCAATTCCCTTGTGGCTAATGGCATATCGTGCATTGTGCTTGTTGTGCTCTGCAACCCTCAAAGCCGCCATCATCTCTTGTCGGGTTGCGCTGGAAGGGCGAACAGGCTCCTAACCTGTCGTACTACCCGGCAATCCACACGGTGTAGCCGTTCACTCTCGGAATCGCCCCATGTCAGCCGGGTCGCCCCGGCTACTTTGCTTTGCGGCACGGCGTTATGTACTCGAATAACGTGTCATCCATAGCGCCAAGCTGCCTAACCATGTGGGCGATCACGTTGTCCTTCTTCCATACCTGCTGCAACTCGTTCAGCGCGTCGTGGAGATGGATGTAGGCGTATTTCAGTCTTGCGCTGTCCTGCGCTGCCATACGGCTGCTATACTTCGGCTGCGTAGCGTCGCGCATGGTATTGCTCCCTCCTCGGCGCGTTGCCGTCCTTCAACATCACCTTTGCGCCCTTAGACCATTCGATCATGTCCTCTTGGTCAGTGAAACTCAGTTCCGTGTCCTTGGGCCATCCGGGGGGGTTTACTCGAAACAGTCTGCCGTCCCGCCGCCATACGGCGAATCGAACCCTTGTTCCCATATGCACCTCCTACAGTTTGTCAGGAAGTTTATTCTTTTTCTGGTAGTTATACTTTGCAAGAATAATTCGGGCGATATTCTTTCCGCGAGAATCTCCAAGCGCCTTTGCCCCGCCTATGATTTCTTGCGGAGTACAGCCGGGCTTTTTCAACGCATCAACCAAAGCTGAAATCTTAAAATCGCCCTTGTATGCGTAGAAAAAAACTGTCATGCCACCGATAATCTTTGCGCCAATACCATACGGATTATCACCCCAAACCATGCGAATGGTTTTCATAAGGTTCACAAGGCCGTCGTATTCAAGTTTCTTGTATGCCTTTTTAAGCGCGTTGATAGCGGTTATGGCATTGCCGTTCTTGCTGCCAGTGGTGGAAATCTTATACCCGGCAAGTTCAACAGCGGATTTGATGTTCAGCGCTTCCATATTCCCGGAGATAACTTCTCCATTGAAAATCTTGACAGCGCTTACGGGAATAGCACCAGTCTGGTATGCAAACAATCTTGCTTCGTCCTGATATGTCAGGCCAAGATACACCTTGCACATGATCGGCTCGTCATTGAATTTGCGCATCCACGCCGTGATCGTCTGCTGTCCGTCAAAGCACCAATAGATACCGTCACGATAGGACAATTTCGGTTCGTTTTGAACGTCGCCATCATACTGAGCATCAATTTTCTCGATATGACGCTCGATGCCGCCACGCTGATAGTCAGCGTATTTAATAAGTGAAGGTCGAACCGGGATGATGTTGTATTCGTGTCCACCGGGATTCTTCATGATACTTTCCTCCTTATCTCTGTTACACCGCTTACGATGTAATCATCAATCATATTGCCTATTATGTGCGTCTGGTCATTGTTCACAAGTTCGGCGTTCATCGTGATCCTGTTCCGCAAGACCGAGAAAAAGTTGTCTGCATCCAACTTCATATCCTCGACCAGCATTTCCAACGTGTACTCCGGGATTTCATCACTGTGCGTAAACTCCAGAATTTTCTGTGTCAATTCTCTGCTTGCTCTATCCTCCTTTGTCCATCCACGCGGATTGTTTGATGGTTTTTTACCACTTACTTCTCTTATGACCTCCTTCGCCTTTTCGCCCTTATTGATTCTTGTCGCCGCTTCTTCTATTTTGTCAGGCTGCATCTTCATGGCTTCATATGCCAAATTCACGCTGATTTCCCCCGCCCTCGCCGCCCTCTTTATCGGTTCTGGTGCTTCTTTCTCGATTTTGCTAACTTTCTCTATGGTGTCGTGGGAAACACCTGCGATCTTGGCGATGTTATCGCGCGTCTTACCTTGTGCAGAATTCTGCACAGGGTTCAAAGTTCCGGCGACCATTCTCTCCCTCGCCCTCTCCTCAATGATCGGCTTATAGGCCAAAGCCATACGCGCACGTTCGTGTATCGGGAGGTTTCGTCTGCCAAGTTGGTTCATTATCATCCAGTCTTTCGCCGCTGTCCTGTCAGGAAAGTCTCGCTCTATTACCGCAAAAGGGATTCCATGAGATGAGCAGAACTCAATGCGGTGATGTCCATCCACCACAATCCTTTTCTCTTTCCAAATTACAATCGCATCACGGCATCCTTCTGACATCAAACTTGCTTCAAATAGGGCCTGTTCTTCGTTCGACTGATGGATCATTAGTTCCTTAAACTCAGGGTCAATGGTCAAGTTCCATTCTTCCGCAAGTTTTTTCACAACGCCATCTTGACTTGTGGTAGCGGCTACCGTATAATGTTCTTGAAGGTTATCCAATACTTTCACTCCTTTCTCTTGTCGCTCGGCTGCATCCGGGCGGCTTTTATTTTTCTCCCATGAACCGCAGGAACGGAACCCTGGGAATCTTCGTTCTGCTCTTGATGATGATTACCGGGAACCCAAGCTTCTCCGGGGCCGTCCTCGCCTGTACCCGTATGTCCTGCGGGTCGGCGTTCAGCACGTCCGCAATGTCGGCGGGTGTCAGTACTTCCTTGGTGCTGTTGCGGATTTCGTCAAGCGTCATTCGCTTTCACTCCCAGCCCAGCGTCGATCAGTTGCCGCACGATCTCGCCGAATGAGCATCGCGCATATTCATCGGTCTGACGCAGTTTCACGATTGCTTCTTCCTGCTCTTTGGTCAGCGTAACAGTTATGCGCCAATCCTTCACCGTCTCACTCATATTCTCACCCCCTTCACAAATGATTAATTGGTGAACCATGAACATAATATAACACATAGGTGGTGCACTGTCAAGAGAATTTCAGCACCAAATCATCATTTAATCAAATTGTAATATTTACATCAATTCATCTTTGGTGTACAATATTTGTGAAAGGGGTGAATGATATGCCGACCATTAAGCCAAGGTGCACGATCACTTTTGATGATGAAGAATTGCGCGACAAGATTGATACGTTTAGATTTGAGAATCGATATCGTAGCCAAAACGATGCTATCATGGCCCTTATCAATAAAGGTATTGAAGTATTGACAGGGGAAGTAGTCACAAAACCAAAGGTTGAAGAAATCTCTAAAGAAGATAGGCGTGTTCTCAACGCCTACCATGAAGCCGACGATAGTGCAAAGTTCTTTGCTTTGCAGATACTTGAAAGCAATCCTGTTGAAAAGAAAAAGAACCGCGCATAGAACAGCGCGGCAATATGACAAGGTTGTGGTTTGAATGAAGGGTAGGACGCGCCCAAACGGTACAGGAACCGCCTACAAGCGCGGCAAAACATGGACGGCCCGTGTAGTCATAGGCTGGAAACTTGCCGAGGACGGTCATGCTATACCCGTCTATAAGACCAAAGGCGGGTTCCAAAGGAAGAAGGATGCCTTGGACTACTGTGAAACGCTCAGAAATGCTCCTAAAACCGTGCCAAAGCTGACCATGCAGGAAATATACGATGCTTGGTTCCCGACCCATGAGGGGCACGTAGGACGCGCTACAATGAATTGCTATAAGGCCGCGTGGAAATATTTCAGGCCAATTCATCATCTGACCTTTTCCAACATAGACCTGGACGATCTGCAAGAGTGTGTGGACGATTGCCCTTGCGGCAAGCGTACCAAGGAGAACATGAAAGCGTTGGCGGGTCTGCTCTGCAAGTATGCCATCCCTCGCCATCAGACCGACATGAACTATGCCGAATTTATCCACACAGGTAACGACGAAAAGGGAACCCGCCCAGCGTTCACGCGGGAACAAATCGAACTGATTCGCGGTCAAATAGGCATCACTCCACACGCCGAGGATGTATATTGTATGATATATACCGGCTTTCGGACAGCAGAATTTGTTAGCTTGAAAAAAGAGAATTACATTGATGGAATACTTTTTGCCGGTGCAAAAACGGAAGCGGGATTCGACAGGGCTGTACCCGTGTCCGAATTAATCAAGCCATATATCGAATCAAAAATGGACAACCCTTCCGAATACATCTTCACAAAAGATGACGGATCACCGATGAACACAAATTACTTTAGAGAAGTCTATTTCTACCGTGTACTTGAAGCCGCAGGAATCCAGCCTATGCCAACACAAGATAAACCAGCATATTATGTCCCGTATTCTGCGCGTCACGCCTTTGCGAATATGCTGAAAAACGCGCGAGGCGCAGACAAAGACAAGGCCGGATTGATAGGACATGAGGATTATAAAACCACGAAACGAATGTATCAAAGCGTAGAGTTAGATAATCTGAAAGCGATAATATCCCAACTCTACTAATAACTTACTAATAACAACAAGTCCGAAACCCCCTGTAAATACGCACTTCTTCTTTGAATGGGGTTCAAGAGGCCGAGAGTTCAAATCTCTCCACCCAGACCACAAAAGTCCCGAAAATACAGCGTTTTCGGGACTTTCCCATTTTTGGACAATGGCAGAAAATGGCACAAAAAATAGGTCTACTAATAACATTACTAATAACATCCGCTAATAACAAGGAAAGCCCCCTTGCGGGGGCTGAAAACATCAGTCGTTAGGCGGTTCCTGCTTCTTCTTGTAGTTGGCATTGGAGATTTGCAGCAGCGCACCCAGGCACAACGCAAGTGCGGCACAGGTAGCGCACACTTCATCCCCATACGGCAGATGCCAGATGCCAGCCACGGTTTTGTAGAATACGCCGATAGCGTCTAACGCAATGAGGGCGATCCACTTCAAAATATCATACGCACGATTGCTCAACATGGTCATTCCTCCTTATCTCTCTCATGCGTCAGAAATCCGTTGGTCTGTTTCATGTGGTCATACGTCGCCTGGATGTTCTTCATGGCGATGTGGCCCCTTGAATTACGAAAATCAGGGTGCCTGTTGCAGTATTCCTCGTAATCGTCTATATCGTCCAGTATGTCCTCAAAGTGACTTTCCGAGTGTCTACGATGTTCACACATCTCGTCGTAGAATCTCAGTATCCGATACCGCTGGTTCCTGGCTTTGTCGTCCTCGTCCTCTTTGATGTGGTTGTCCAGCGTCCGCTGTACCCGGTCAAGCTGCTCCTTGGTTTCCTTGCGGTTCTGCTCCAATGTCTCTTGCGTTTTCTTGCGGTTGGAGATCACCGTGGGGATGATCCCAACCAGCGCCACCAGCACCGGGGCACACGCTGTCAGTATTCCAACAATTTCCATCGGTCCCACACTCCTTTACGGCCCCTCGGAGGTCACATCCACCCCCGGAGCGTCATAGTCGATCATGTCCCGCCGCTCCACCCACTCCCGCGCCGCCCATACCGCCGCCGTCAGGATCACCACGCACAGTGCGGCGGCGGCGACACGCAGGAGGGCGCACAGAATGAGGTCGGCGCGGGCGACGGCGACCTGGATAGAGCGGTCAGTCATGCTTTTGTCTCCTTTATGGTTGAATACTTGCTGCTGACCCAGGCGTTCTTGCCCTGGTACTCCACCAGGTACCAGTCGCGCCCGTCCACCTGTCGGGTCTCGCCGCCATAGGGCAGCGTGTCGCCCTTGTGGACCACGCCCAGGATCTTCGTGCCGGTAGTCCCCGGCGCGGTGCGCACGTTCAAGCCGGCAGTGATCTCCACCTTCTGTGCCTTGCCGATGGAGGTCAGGGCCTTGCGGGTGGCCTCGTCGTACACGCCCGTCACGGGGAGCCCCGCGTCCTGCTGGAACGCCTTGACGGCCATCTCGGTTTCGCTGCCGAAATCCCCGTCCGCACCGTAGAGCGGCAGAGCGTCGGCGTACCACAGCAGGAGGGCCTCCTGCATTTTCCGAACGGTAGACCCATCGTCGCCCTTGCGCAGCCCCTCGGCCTCGACGGGAGACACCTCCGCCGCCCCGCCGCTGATGGGCGTGAGCACCGGCGCGGTCTTGGGCCGCACGCTCTTGCCGTAGGTGATGTTGGTCGCCCCGTGGTGGCTCTCGTACAGCAGCACGTCGCCGGGAAGCAGGTAGGACGCGCTGGTCAGGTACTTCTTCTCCGTCAGGGCCACGAAGCCCGCCCGGACGAACCGGGACTTCATGTTCCCGCTGTAGGTGTCCATGGGCAAATCCTGCAGGGCCTTGATGCCCAGCAGATACCCCGCCGCCTTGCAGTTGGCGGTCACGCCCGCCGTGCAATCCTCCTCGCAGGGCGTGGTGATCTTCGACGGGTCGTAGCCCACCTTTTCAAGCTGCGTCCAGTACGTCTTGCGCTGGTACTGGTCATAGCCGATCTTGTTGTTCAGTACTGCCGCGATGCCAAGCTGGGCGATCTTCAGCCCCACAGCCGGGTCGGGCCAGCGCAGCACCACGGTCCAAGGGCGGCTGTACCAACCCTTCAGCTCCCACTCGTGGCCGGTCTGGTCCCCCGCCTTGCCGCCGTGGTACTTCTTGTTCTCGTCGCTGCCGGAGTTGGCGATGTAGTGCGTGTCGGTGCTCATGATGTACTTCTTGAAGTCAATAGCCATGGTATCTCCTCCTTATCCAAGCGCGATTACCGCCCAAGTAACGATGGGCGACGAAGTTTCCGAACTCACGTTTCGGCAGTACAATTCAAACCCTGTTGCCGTCCTGTTCTGAATACCTATGGCACATCGTGAAACGTTCGATTGCGTGACTACGATATAGTTGGTCGTGCCGATGCTCGAAGAAAACGCTATCGACGTAGAGGTCTGCGCCCCCGCTGCAAGATTTGAGAATGTGTAGGAGCCAGACGCAAGCACAAGCCCCAGCGCAGACCTCCACGCGGAAGGACTGCCAAGGCCAATAGTGCCGTCTGCGTAGCAATTTAGTATCGTCTTGGGACTATCGCCGCTGGGTTGCCGTGCAAGCTGCAACTGGTTTGCGTAGGTTCTGAGATAGTATCTTGTACCATCCTCTGACACCCAGACTATATTCTGGGAGGTGTCCGATGACCCGGATTGGCCCATGTTGATACTGCCGTTCATCGTGCCGCCGCTTGTAGGCAGCGCCCCGATGTTCGCCGGAGTGATGCCCGCGGCGATTGCATCTGCAAGAGCCTGCTTGCTAACCTTGTATGTAATTCCGTTGACCTCTATCGCCAGTACATCGGCGTCGGCGGGGGCTTGCGGTATGGTCGGGAGTTGGTTTATCTGAAATATCGGCATGATTAGCCCTCCTTATTCAAGTCCGAGTGCGCTTCGCCATGCGGCAGGGTTATTGATTGTCACAGTGCCGTCGCTTTTGAGTATCAGTGTTGATGCGCCGCCAGCGCTTCTGATTTCCGTATCACCGTAATTAGTGACCCATACACTTGCATCCGCAGAACTGCGCATATATACATTTCCATTTTGTACACCAAATCTATAAGTGCCATTATCTATTACTATAAATTCTTCGCCGCTTAATTCTATAGAACCAAGAGTTTCAACCCGAAAATCACCATTTCTATATAACAAAATATATGATTTTCGGTCTGCGGCGGCTATTTCTGTATCTCCATAGGGCCAGAATCGTATTCTTGAACGTGTTTCAACGTCAGGATTATCAGGCCCTATCAAATCAAATCCAACACTACCATCACTATATGTGACGCTTCGGATTTGCCCAGTTTCTTGATCTTTTCTGGAGAATTTTATATTTGCAGAACCGATGTTGGCTGTACTTACATCATCGGGAGAATTAATCCGAGAAGTGGTAAAGCCGTCCTTGGTTGCTGTGCCAACGACATTCCCTTGTTCATCCAACAACTGCATGATTCCACGCTCATTGTTTTCGCCGCCCAGCACAAGCGTTCCAGAGCGTATGTAATTCGCGTTGATGTACAACTGCCCGTTGACAAGCATGATGCCCCGAGTAGCACCGTTGTTGGTCAGGCGATTGAATATTTCCTGCTGATCCAGAGAATCGTCTAAAACATTCATTACACTGTCGATCAACTGGGCCTGTTGGCGCGTCAGGCTGTTTGGCGCAACACCCTTGTTGGATTGGTCTGTTTCGCCCACACCCGACAGGGCTGTATAGGTATTCAGCCCAAAGTTGACATTGGTCACGGCGCAGCTATAGTCATTGCCGTCCTTGTCCGTAAATGTAATCACGTCCATGGGCCACAGATACGGCGCGTTGATGACATCCGCAGAAAACGGCCTGTACGTGAACCCGTTGACAGCCGTGTTGATGACCGGCAGCAACGTCGATTCATTGTTCGTAATCAGGTAATTGCCCGTCAGGTCTATCGTGTAATCAGCGTCGCCAGACACGATCTCCACATCGTTCAAGTTGGTGAACGATACACCAGTTATGGTAATGTCATTTTCGTGAAGGTCGCTGCTGAATCTGTTTTCGATAGTGGCGGTATAGTCCACAGCTTCATACCATTTGAAAGCAAGCCCGCCGTTCCAGTCCACAAAGGCACACGTTCCCATCAGTGCTGCGCACCACTGTACCAACGTGCGATAGGTGATCGTCCTCTGCCCCACGGGCAATGATTGTATCACGTAGTCATAGTTCGGCAGCGTGGTCAGGTCTGTGCTTATCGTCATGCCACAGCGCACGGCGATCTCCTCAATGGTCGCCTTTACCGTCGCAGGAAATGCCAGTTCAGCGTTAAAATATAATGGGTTGCCGTAGTTGTCCGTTATTTGGTTTCCGTAATTGTCCGTCCACGGCAACATTGTGGGCGAAGTGACATCAAGCCACATCATCCTGTCAAGGCAATGCAGTGTGATGTTGTTGTAGCTGCGCGGCTGTTCGTCGGGCGTGAAATAGCCGTGCGGAATCCAGTGAATCGTCGGGTTCTCCTGCGTCCAATCGGCTATGCCCGTCTCTACGAACAGCTCCGTCCCCTCGAACACGATGCCGTCGAACCGCCCGTCCCTGTTGTCAAGCCGCAGGGTCATTTGTGCCGCTATCGCTGTACCGAGTTCCAGCTTTTGCCCGTTGCAACAGTAACGGTCAATGTTGAAGCCGTTTATAAGCACGTCCGCGTCTGTGATGATGATGGACGCACCGTTCCTGTCCGCGCCGGTAATGCGCAGCACTTGTTGCTGTTCAGCGTCAAAGAGGGCTTTTACCGCGCTTGTGATAGGGTACATTCAAAAACCCTCCTTACTGCTCGATGATGTTGAACGCCACGGTACTGATACCAAGCAATCTGTTGTACGAAGTGACGCTCCTGTCGCCTACATAGAACCGCTTCGTAAGGAAGCCCATTGACTTGTAATCATAATAGCGCACATTCAGATATTCAGAAGTATTGAACGCCGCCAGCACCGCGCTTGCCACGTTGTCGCTCACATTCTGCCATTCCAGTTCAAGATGCACCTTTTGGGCTATCATATCCTTGTGCATCTTGCCGTCCTCCGTGCGCCCAGCCGTTGAAGCGGACACGTCAGACAGCTTCCAATCGTATTTGGAGGGACAGGGTATCGCCGTCCCTCCCACACTCTGAATCGGGTTGAAGGTCTGATCCATACCCTGCCCCTCCTGTTAAGTCCCAACGGAAACTATCGTAGTTCCCGCGCGTCTGTTCATGCGCGTTTGCGCCTTGTTGATGCTCGTCGTGGTGATTTCCGGGTTGAAGTCCTTCGCCGCGATCTCGCGCATCAGGGCCAGCTTTTCCCGGTCTCGCTCGTCATTGCGGGAAAGCGCAGCCGTGAAAGCGTCGTACATGGCCTGATACATGGCATCGTAGTCAAATTCAGCATTGCCACTGTTATAGATATTCGCGTCAAGCGTTATCCCGCTCATGGCGTTACGAACGGCGCTGTACATAGCAGAAGCGATCTGCGATTTGTTCAGCACTTCCGTCCTGCCGCCTATGTGTCCTACGATTTCCGGGCCAGCCTCGCCCGCCATGAACAGACTGCCGTGCGCGTTCAGTGTGCCACCGGCGTATTGCGGTATATTGCTCCAAACACCGTTGGAGAATACGCCGCCCATGGCTTTCTTCCCGATACCAAAGAAGTTCGCTATGGCCGTGGTCGCACCCACAAGCGACGTTACCACGGCACTTATGCTGATGCTGACCTTCTTGCCGATGCTCTCAACAGCCTTGACCGCCGTACTGCTGGAATTCTTGCTGTCCGCACCCAGCGCGACGTTTATGGCCTTGTAGTTCTCGTCGGGCGCGTCCAAAGCGTTGCCAACCGTTCCATTGATCGAACCGGCCTTTGCGACCTCGACCTTCACTGCCTTTTTCAACCCGCTTTTGAACGTCAGCGCAGTATTGACTTCGGTGGGCGTAGCGCCGTCCTGCGTGATGCTGATGCCCAGCTTTTTGGTCAGGCCGCTTTTCAGCTTATTAAACGCTGTAAGCAGGTCGGTGATGGACGATGTAGCGCCAGTCACCCCGGAATCATCGACAAATATGTCGCTGCCATACGAACTGTCCATGCCAGTCACCTTGAACGCCATGTTCACGTTCTTGTTGTAACTGCCGGTGGTCAATGCGTTGACCGCAGCGTCGTTACTATTTCCCTTGTTTATCGCCAACGAAACCAACGCAGCCATTGCCGCAATTCCCTTTAATGTGAGAATTCCAGTAGGCGTGATTGCCGCAAATCCTTTACCAGCAGAAGCATCTATAACGACATTTTTAGCGTCAATGTTCTTCAACGTGAAGGAATTTGCCTTGCCGGTTCCAGCTCCGGGGGCTACAAACCCCACACCTGGAACGGCGTTTACAGTCACATCTGCGGGAGGCAAGGTCAAATCCAATGATTTTTTAAAACTATCAATCGCGTCTCCTATTGCTCCGCCTGTTGCAAAAGCGACTTGCCACGTGATAGCCATGGGTTTAATTTGTTTTTCAATTTCTTCTTTAATTTGTGACGGAGTTTTATTTAGTTCTGGAGAAATCGCGAATCCCAACGCGCCACCAAAACTTGCCGTTACATTTCCCCACAAAGAACCCAATGCTGCCGCAAGTGTCTCCCACGGAGTTACTATTGCAATAGCTACACCTAATGCTCCAAGAGCGAGTTTCTCCCAATTGCCTTTTAGCCAATTCCAAAGGCTCTGAGCCGTTGTGGTGATTTTAGATGTGACAGACAATGCCTTGTCAGGTACTTTTTCCCATTCGGTTTTTAAACCGTTCCAAAGCCCGCTTGCAGTTTGAACCATCGACACACTGAATTGCAGCACACGGTTCTGAATACTATTCCATGATTTTTTAAATCCTTCCCAAAGCCCATTCGCCGTTTGAACGATAGATACGCTAAATTGCAGCACGCGGTTCTGTACGGAGTTCCATGAAGCCTTTAGTCCTTCCCAAAGTCCTTTTGCCGTTTGAACGATAGATACGCTGATTTGAACCATATGCTCTTGCGCATCTCCCCAGCCCTTGTTGATTCCGTCCCATAGTCCACTCGCGGTTTGAGAGACGGAAACGCTGAACTGCACCACGCGGTTCTGTACGGAATTCCATGTTCTTTTGAACCCATTCCATATCCCGGATGCTGTTTGTGCCATAGACACGGAAAAGGACAATACCCTGTTTTGAATATTGAGCCAGCCAGTCTTAAATCCTTTCCACAGTCCACTTGCTGTCTGGGAGATAGACACGCTGAATTGGAGTACGCGATTCTGTATGTTATTCCACAAGTTTTTTAAACCGATCCACAATCCACTTGCGGTTTGCACCATTGAAACGGAAAACTCCAACACGCGATTCTGTACCGCGTTCCACGATGTCTTTAACTGCCCCCATAACGCTTTTGCAGAGGTTTTGATTGCAACCTCAACTTGAAGCATTTTTTCTGGGGCCAAGGCCCAGGCCAACTTGTACGCTGCCCACAATGCCGCAGCCGTTAAAGTTATAGCAATTCCGACTTGCAACACGGGATGAAGTGCCGCCCATTTAGCGGCAATACTTGCCCACAATTCGGCAATCTTAGTCTTTACGCGAACTGCAAGATCAACAACAGCCTTGCCAAAGCTGACGGCCCATGCTTTTATAGTTTTCCATCCAGAACGCACAAGCGATACGGCAATGCTAATGCTCTTTCCTGCCATGTCTTTCAGCCAACCCAGGCTAAGAGAAGCCACGCCCTTTATCGCCAATTTGATAGCCGCCCATCCAGCAAGTAGCCCCGCAATAACACCGGCCCATCCAGCATTGAATTTTTCAATTACAGACGCAAAATTTGACATCCATCCAGTCAGTTTGCGTTCTTCAAACATATCTGAATAGTTCAGACCATTGGTATTTGAACCGCTACCGCCGCTTACGAAATTTGTGTTTTCCTTTTCAAGTTTATTGATTTCATCAAAGCCCAGGATCGTTCGCTTAATATCCTCCGCAGCCTTTTTCGCGCTGCTTGCGGCGGTTTTCCCAGCATCACCCCAAGTGGTAGCCACTTTCTTTGCCACAGTATAGGTTTGAGACCCGGACAACATGGCAAACAGCATATTGACATGATTGATGATCCATACAAGACCGTCAACCACAGTTTCAATAATAGGCGTAAAGGCTCTTACAATCGGTTCAAGCATAGCGCCCAAACTGTTTTTCAGATACAGCGCGGACGTCGCTATTCTGTCCATGTTCTTCTTGAAGTCGCTCAACCCGGTTGCGTTGCTCCACTGATAAAGGTTTTGCGCACCTTCCTTGAACGCTTCCGAAATAGCCTTGATGACGCTGCGAATCATCCTGTAATACGCAATGCGCTTCAAGGATTGCCAGAACGTAGCAAGGCCGGAAGAACCCTTCTTGGCGTTTTCGCCAGCGTCCTTCGCGTCCTTGCCAACGCCCTTGATGTTCGGCCTTGCTTTGCCAGATTGCGTTCCCGCTTCCTGCGTCGCGGTTCCTGCATCCCTTGCGCCCTGCGCCATATCCTGCATACCGCCAGCAGCGCCGTTCGCGGCACTTTTCAGCCCGGAAGCGCCAGAAGCAAGGCGGTTAAACGTGTTAATAGCCTTTTCCGCACTTGCAACAACCGATATAGACAGATTGTCAATCGTGTTTTCAGCCATTGTCGTTCACCTCCTGCTTCCGCTTTTCCTTGTTCCTCTTGCTCTCCGCTTCAAGCTGGGCTATGAAGCGTTTGGTGTTTTCGTTCTCGCGCTCGATTTCCCGCTCCTGTGCCTCTCTCTCGGACAGGGGATAGGGCATTTCGGGGTAGCCCGCGCCACTCGGAGGCTTGTAGCCCTTCTCCGGGAAGCCGACCAACAACGGCGCACAGCGCAAGGCTTCAAAGATGTACCTGCCCTGCATCCACATCTCTTGATTCCGCTCATGGCGCTTCATGTCGTATGCCTTGCGATAGGCCCTTACCAACGATGGAACGCCATGCCAGAACTCCTCATAGGTCATTCCCATGGACAGATAGTATGGAAATGCCTCAGTGAAAATCTCCGCTAACGTGGGCGGTTCAGCTTCGCTTAGATCGTCGCCGTCCACTCCACTGCGTTTCCCTCGTCGCCCTCATCGTCCATCAGGGAATTGTAAGTCTCAGCCATCATATTGCGAAGGGCTTCCAGCAGCCCCATCTTGTCTTTCATCTTGTCAAGGATTTCCTCGATAATCTTGCTGCTGGTCTTGCGGTGGTTCTTATAGAACGCCCCCGCCCACAGCATATCCAGTTCGATCAGCGGAGTGCTGCCGCTTTCACCAGGCTTGAAGCCAGCGGCTTCCATGCGCTTCACGGCCTCACGGCTATATTCAAGGCAATAGTGTTTGCCGTTGTAGTCGAAGTTGATCTGATTGACAGTCTTGATGTCAGACATTTTTTAACTCTCCTTTTTTAACCAATATTTTGAAAAAAGGGCGGGAGCGAACCCCCGCCCAGGATGGGTAGATCAGGTAGTTTCCTTCACGAACGGAACGGTCACAGCCAGCGTCACGGTCATGTCACGCACAGCGTTCACGTCGCCGCCGTTCGGGGTGACGTACAGGTAGCCCTTGCCGGTGAACTTGCCGAAGCTGCCGGTGGGGGTGTAGGTGTTGGTGGTGCTGTCGAAGCTGTCACCGAACCACATGGACAGGTCCAATTCCTGGCCCTCCAACGCCTTGATAGCGTCATAAGTATCAGGGTCATAGTTGCAGGTGAACTGCTTGGAATCGTTGGAAGCCAGACCGAAGATGCTGGTACGCTGGTGGTCAGCCTGGGTAGTGGTGTCAAGGACTTCGGGAGCATCAATCAGCGTCGGGTC